CTAAAAGATATCCAGGATTAAAAAAGAAATTAGAAAAAATAATATTAGGAGATTACATAGCATATAAAGAAAGAAGAGCTAAAAAGAAATTAGAAAAAGAAGAAAAAAAAAGAAGAACTGACTTAGAAAAAAAATTAGCTAAAGCAGAAAAAAGAAAACAAATTAGTCGTCTTTTATTTAATGTTTTATCTACTATTATTATAGCTCAAATTACAGAAAAACTAATTCAAGTAATTTCTGATAATAGTAATTTACAACGATTAGTTGATAAAACTAATGCTGTTATAGAAGCCGCTACAACGTTAGAGGCAATAAATCAAGCTAGAATAGCTAGAAATTCTTGTATAAACCTAATCAATAGACAAGAAAAAAAGGTTCAAGATTTATTAAGATTAGCTAGAACTATTAATGTTGTATTATTGGTATTATCTGTAGTTTTAAGAATATTAGAAAATATACTTGCACCTGGAGGTACATTAGCTAAAAAACTTGCAGTATTGGCTGCTAAAGCATTATATATTGTTAGAGGTATATCAACAGCTGTATCTATAGGTACATCAATACTAGAATCAGCAATTGATATATTAGAAGATTTAAAAAGACAATTACGTGATTTAAATCAATTGATAGAGGATAAAACATTACAATTGTTAACACCAGATGAATTAAGTGATTACTTATCACAAATTAGATTAGCTAGCGAAGATCCATTAACTCGTTCTACAACTCCGGCCGTTCAACAATTGATAAACGAATTATATCCTGCTGGTGCTCTTAATACACCAACACCTAATCAATTTGGAACTTATAAAGGATTTACATTTGTTATTAAAGAAGAAGTTGATACTAGATTTGTAGTAAAAGGTAATAAACGTCACTATGTGGTTGCTATTAATACTAAAGGTGTTGAACAGTTAAAAAGTGACTATTCATTTACATTAGATCCACAACAATTAGTAAATCAATTAAAATTAGTTATTGACCAACAAAATTTACAAGGATAAAATATTTATAATTATGAACATCAAAGTATTTAAAAAATTAATTAAAGAAGCAGTAATTGATGCTATTCATGAAGAATTACCATATATTCTTGAAGAGCATATGGCTAAACAAGACAAAAAAGCATTACGTGAAGGTAAAACAATGAATTTTACTAGTGCTAATGTCCCAACTAATCCATTGCCTGGAGGTGTACGTAGCCAATTAGCTGCCCAAATGGGTGAAGCATTTGGTTTTCAACCACAAGCTCAAAAATTAGAAGTAATTAACGCTGTTGACGAAAATACAGGCGAACCTGTAAATCCGTATTTAGCATTTATTAATGATGCTGCAGCTAATATGACTGCTCAAGATAGATCAGGATTAAGAAATTTAGGATAATATGCCAATACCTCAAACGATACGAGTAAATCCGTTAGATTTACAAAAGAATATTGTAATTGGGGTATCGTTACCTTTTAATGCACCTGGTGTATTTAATAAGACATATAGCACAAAAGATCAAATAAAATCAAATTTAATTAATTTGCTATTAACTGATAAAGGTGAACGTATAATGAATCCTGAATTTGGTGCTGATTTAAGAAGATCTTTATTTGATAATATAACTGATAGTAATATTGAATTATTAAAAGTAAAAATAGTGGATGCTATTAATATCTTTATTCCTGAAATAGAATTAGGTAGTGTAGATATTATGGCTGATCCTGATTATAATACTTTAGATATAACTGTAAATTATAGATTAATAATTTCAAATACACCTGACCAAGTAACTGTACAATTTCAATAATAATGACTCAAGATAAAAATATATCATATTTAAATAAAGATTTTAGTGATTTTAAATCTAATTTGATTAACTACGCTAAAACTTACTTCCCAACAGCATACAATGATTTTTCAGATGCTAACCCTGGAGCTATGTTTATAGAAATGGCTTCTTATGTTGGTGATGTAATGTCATTTTATCTTGATACTCAAATTCAAGAGAATTACTTATTATATGCTAAGGAAAAAGAAAATTTATATGCTTTATCTTATACATTAGGCTATCGCCCTAAAGCATCTTATGCATCATCGGCAACAGTGGATGTGTTTCAACTTATGCCTAGTATATTTAATGGTACTTCTTCTTTACCAGATACTTCTTATGGATTAATAATTCCAACAAATACTACTATTAGTTCTGTATCAACAAATACAAAATTTTTAACAACACAACAGGTAGATTTTAGTGATACTGGTAGTGCTACTATTACTTTTTATAATTCTGATTATTTCTTAATTAAAAAATCAGTACCAGCTATATCAGCTGAAATTAAATCTACATCTTTTTCATTTAGTACTCCTCAAAAATTTTCTACTGTTAATATTACTGATACTAATATTTTACAAGTATTAGATGTAACAGACAGTGATGGAAATATATGGTATGAAGTTCCTTATTTAGCACAATCAACTATTTACGATAAATTAGCAAATCCAACTTATAACACAGATCAAGTTCCTTATTTATTGCAATTAAAACGTGTTCCACGTAGATTTGTATCAAGACTTTTATCTGATGGTACTTTACAATTAGAATTTGGAGCTGGTGTTTCTAATAAATCTGATGGAAATATTATACCAACCCCAGATAATATTCAATTAGGTTTAGTACCAGGTATATCTAATTTATTAGATGATTATAACCAAGCTTCTATATTTTATACTCAAGAATATGGTTTAGCACCATCTAATACAACACTAACAGTAAGATATTTAGCAGGTGGAGGAATTACTTCAAATATACCTTCAAACGATTTAACAAATATTGACATATCTGGAGTATATTTTAAATCAGGATATTCAACAACAACTTATTCTGACATAGTAAATAGTATTGTTTCAACTAATGCTGATCCTTCATCAGGTGGTAGAGGGGGAGATGAAATAGAAGAAATTAGAAATAATGCTTTATATGCCCATTCATCTCAATTACGTGCTGTAACTAAAAATGACTATATTGTTAGAGCTTTATCATTACCTTCTGATTATGGTAGTATTGCTAAAGTATATGTTACTCAAGACTTAAATTCTAATCCTCAACAAACAACACAACCTACAGCAGTATCTAATCCATTAGCTTTAGACATGTATGTTTTAGCTTATAATTCAAATAAACAATTAACAGCAGCATCTACTACTTTAAAAGAAAATTTAGCTACATATTTGAATGAATATAGAATGGTTACTGATGCTATCAATATTAAAGATGCTTTTTATATTAATATTGGTGTTAGTTTTGATATAACAGTTATTAGTGGTTTTAATAATCAAAATGTATTAAGAGATTGTATCAATACTTTAAAAACTTACTTTAATATAGAAAGTTGGCAAATTAATCGCCCAATAGTATTTTCAGAAATTATGGTTCTTCTTTTACAAATAAAAGGAGTACAATCTGTAGTTAAACTTGAAATAACCAACAAACAAGACACAACAGGAACCATTTATTCTACTTTTGGCTATGATATACCAGGAGCTACTAGAAATGGAAATATATATGCGTCAGCAGATCCTTCAATTTTTGAAGTAAGATATCCTGATACTGATATTCAAGGTAGAGTTGTTACTTATTAAAAAATAAAAATATGAATTTACAAAAATTAAAAGGACATGTTCCTGATAAAGTTATTGAACAAATTCCAGCAGTAATGGAAAAGTTTCAAATTAATACCCCACTACGTTTAGCTCATTTCTTAGCTCAATGTGGTCATGAGTCTGGTGGTTTTCGCTTAACAAAAGAAAATTTAAATTACTCAGCTAAAGGTTTAATGGGCATATTTAAAAAATACTTTCCAACAGAAGTATTAGCTAAACAATACGAACGTAAACCAGAAAAAATCGCTAATAAAGTATATGGTGGTAGAATGGGTAATGGTCCTGAAGCAAGTGGTGATGGTGCTAAATTTTGTGGTCGTGGTTATATCCAATTAACTGGAAAAGATAACTATACAGCATTTGGTAAATCAATCAATGAAGATATGACAGTTAATCCACAAGCAGTAGCTGACAAATATGCATTATTATCAGCAGCATGGTTCTTTAATAAAAATGGTTTACACAAAATGGCTGATGGTGGTGCTACTGATGCAGTTGTTACATCTATTACTAAACGTGTTAACGGTGGTACAATTGGTTTAGCTGATCGTATCAAACATTTTAAAGAATATCACGCATTGCTTGCATAAAATAGTTTGGTAGTTACCATATTTATATGTAGTAATTACTAACTATGGCA